CCCCACCCAACTAACTTTATTGGTATACCCATTCAAGGGGATGAATACCGCCTGTCTGAAGCGTGGCTGATCCAGGCGATTACTTATAAGGACGCCCAGGCTTCCGGGATCTCGATTGACGAAGGAGCTCAGATTTATTATGTGGAGCACTATACTCCGGACATAATGGAATTTAGCATCAATGGAATGCCAATTCCAACCGGAGAATTTGACCTAACTACTGGCAATCCGATCTATTATGGGGGTACCAATCCTTTTGGCTTTGTTCCCATAGTTTATATTCCCCATATCCGAGTTTCTGGCTTTTATGGAGAGAGTCATGTTACCGAGTCCGTAAAAGGGATCATCATGGAAATGAATGCACGTATGGCTGATTTAGGAGACGCTTCTTCTGATGACAGCCATCGTTATTATTTCATGGCAAATACCAATGGTATTCCCTCAGTAATTGACCTGGCGCCTGGAGTAAGGGTTATCAATGGGGGCACCAACCCGAGCATTACGGGTAAAGAGAGTTCACCTATGCTCGAGCAGATCGGGCAGCAACGCATGACCGAACCCATGCTGAACTTTATCAAGACCCTGGATCTGGCTTTCAGGCGTGAAGTTAGTGTTCCGGCTGTAGCCGATGGTGAAGACGAAGGCTCCCAGAGATCCAGTCTTACCCTGGCGATGCGTATGTGGCCTCTGATCAGCCATACCCGTACCGAGCGTGTTTATTGGGGAGATGCTCTCAATGTTCTTACCCGGATGATGGTCAATATGATTATCACTAAAGGCATGATCGAAGGTTTTCCAGTCCAGGCACAGTCCATGCGCATTGAACAGAAATGGGCTTCTATGCTGCCTCGTGACCGCGAAATGCTGATCAACGAGCTGGTCAATCGGTCTTCAGCTAAATTAGGTTCAGAGGAACATTTACTTGAACTTACCGAAGATGTTGAAGATCCAATAGACGAGATGGAAAAGATCAAAGAATGGACCAAAGAACTGGCAACCATCGAAGCTGAAGCTCAAGCAAAGGCAAATCCGGCGCCTCCTACTCCTATGGGAGTTGCACCGTCTTCTGCACAACAAAAATCCAACCTATCTACCAAAAAGAAAGTGAGTCAATAATGGAACCAGAACAGACCACCCCACCTGAAGGTGACGGTCAAACGACACCACCTGTAAGTGGAGATGATCCTTCTAAGAATTATGAAGCCCGTTTCAAAGGATTGCAGAGCACTTACCAGCAACTGCAGGCCAGCACGACTAAAACAATCACCGCCCTTACCCAGGAACGTGATGCGCTGACCAGTCAAGTCACCACGCTGCAGAGCACCATCCAGGCAAAAGATGGCGAACTCGCAACGACTAATGGAAAAATTTCTACTCTTACTACTGAATTGGAGAGTGAAAAACAGAATTCCGGTAAACACATGAAAGAGTCAACTCGCTTGAAGCTGATCTTGAAGAAATTTCCAGATCTGGCTATGTTTGAAGATGCGGGTCTACTTCCTTCTGCAGATACTCCGGAAGAACTTGAAACCAAGTTGACTGCCTTCAAGACAGCCACTACCAGTCTCGTTGGTAAAGGTGTTCAGGATAGAATGGCGGGATCTCCTCCTCCAGTTACTACTCCGACTACTCCTACCGGCGACCCAACTGAGTCAGAGGATTACATCTGGGATCAGATGACCAAGTTTGCTGGCAAAGATCCAGCCAAGTTTGGTGAATGGCAAGCCAAATGGGATACTCTCCAAGCATCTAAGAATACTAAAAAATAATTCTGGAGAAACAAAATGACCGAGATCCTTGAACAATATTATGCCGATAACCCGGTTGAGGTTCTGGATAAGAACCAGCGGGTTTGGTATGACCCCGATGTTATGCTGCTCTTCAAAACCCGCAGTATGTTCCAGGGAACCATCAATTACACCAAGTCCCTGGAGAACGTCCGGGCTACCACGATGGTCGTGACTCAGATCCTTGAGCCTCACGCCAATTACAACAGTGTTGCAGCTCGAACCATGTGGCTGCCCGCTATGCACATCGACTCACGCTCGATTGAGATCACGTTCTCTAACTATGCCGGGAAAGTGGCCCTTCACGATTACGATGAACTCGTAACCTACTGGAAGGCCAACGGCACAGCTGGTCTACGCTCGATTATCAACCAGGTGTTGGGCGCGCATGTGGTTGACGTTCATGATTTCCTCGCCCGAAATGCTTACCTGCAGGGTGCTTTGAACACTACCGGTTACGTCATGTATGCAGGTGACGCCACAACCTTCAACGATATGGATGAGGCAGATACGTTTGATATGGCTCTCGCAGGAGAAATTCAACTGGGTATGCAGTACCGTGAGGTATCGCAAGCCTACAATGTCGCTCAGGGTCTTCCTGGCGCCGTAATCTGCTACACCACCCCTGGTGTCATTTATGACATTCAGGAAGATCCTGACTGGATTGACTTACGCAAGTACGCTGATCCTACCTCGATCCTGCGTTATGAAGTCGGTACGTATAAAAACGTGCGCTTCATCTCCAATCCACGTCTTACCCTGTGGAACGCTGGCGCCATGACCTTCTGTACGGCCTTGATTATCGCTCACCACGCTGGTGATGGCTCCCCCAATCCGGGTGCTACCAAAGTGGATGGCACTTATCAGGTAGGCCAGACTTCAGCTGGAATCAAACACTTCCTGCAATGCGGGGCTGCCCTGGCTGGCTCCTGGGCTGACAGTGCTGATATCGCCGTAAACGATATTGTCACCATCGCCACCAGCCGGACTACTGCTTTTGGTGTTACCGATGGCTTGAACCCCTTCGATGGTCATCTGCACAATCGCCGGGTGGTTGGCATTGACCGCAACGCTCATACCATCGAGCTGGATCAACCCCTGATGGAAGACTTCTCTTCTGATCTGGGTGGAGGCATCCTCTTCGGTTATGTCTTCAAGGGTTTCAATGTTCATGCCAGTATCTTTGTGGGTGGACCACAGGGTATCGTGGCGGGTGTGGCGCAGCCAATCCGTTTCCACACTCCTCCTCCGATTGATGACCTGGAAGCGATTTATCGCTATTCGTGGAACTCAAGAGAAGGTTTCCAGCCCTACGCTCCAGAAGTTTTTGAAGTGGTCTTTTCGGCTGGTTCAGTTCGCATCAAGGGTCGAGCACACGCCTAAAACGTGTGCTTACCCTGCCAGAAACCTAATACAATAGAGGTGCTAATATGGCTCAAAATGTGTCTGTCTCTCTAACTAAACTGCGTAACTGGATTGTGGATGGCGCAGTCGGGACTGTCAATCGTTTCCACCGGAAGAATGTCGATACCTGCATTGAAGATATTGTCAATGCCCTGACAGTTATGCCTGGGGGCGCCGCAATCACGGGTGCCACCATCAGGCCATTCTCCGGATACAACTATAAGTTTGCTCCTGTCACTACCGACAATGATGGCCTGTTGGTAGATACGGATCTGGGAGCCACCACCCTTGTGATCAACAAGGGCGAAGGTGGTCTTGTAGATCCAGACTTTCCAAGGGTCATCACCGTCAAAGGCAATGTAAGCGGCCTGGTCAAGCATGTTCTCTTTGAAGGGATTGACTTTGCAGGTGCTGCCATCACGGACGATATCACCATGAATGGTGCGTCCGCAGTTGAATCGCTCCGGGCCTTCCGGACGATCACAAAAATCACCTTACCTGCTCTGACCCATACAGGACGTAAACAGCAGGAAACTGCTACCGCCAATGGAACCCTATCGGCTGCTTCAGGTACAGTCAGTGTCACCATTACCGCAGCCGGTATGACCGGAACGGGTGTGCCCAAACTGATCCCTACTACCACGGGCGATTCGGCCTCTGTCTGGGCCGGAAAAGTCCGGGATGCTCTAAGTATAGATGCTAATGTGCTCGCCATGTTCGATGTAAGCGGCGAAACCACTGCCATTATCCTGACCCGTAAGACCGAAGAGGCTGATGATGGTACTCTCAATATCGCCCTGGCAAATGGGACCTCAACAGGTGTTATTACTGCAGGTACCTCTGTCGATACTGTGACTGGTGTGGTGCATGATCGGGTGCGAGTTGGGTTTGTCAATAAGTTTGGGCTTCCCAAAGTATTGCTGAATGCTGGCTTGCTTCTGGTCCACTTCTATGACGGTTCCAACGATGCGGGTACCGTAGCAATAGATGTTTCCCTTAGTAAGAATATCTATCCTCTGGCAGGAACTCCTGACGGAGAAAATATCGTAGAACTCTCATTCCTGGGATAACAACATGAACCGTGAGTTGATGCGTACACGCGTGAGAGCACTTCTTGGAGACTCCGGAGAGGTTACTTATTCGGAAGAACTGATCAATGATGGGATCAATGTCTCCCTG